ACCATCAGACTGTCCATTTGTGCCACGAATACGCGACTTGTTACCACGGATATTATGGATGTGCATCCCGATACCACCAGCCCATTTACTGATTTGTGCACACTCGGTCAGAGTTCCGTAGATACCATCAATCGAATCTTCTTTACCAGCGATCAGGAAACACGAAGACATTTGGGGTCTGGGTGTACCAGCGTTGAACAGGGTTGGTGTGGCGTGAATGAAGAGACCTTTAGACATCATGTCGTATGTTTCAATAACCGAATCGATGTCCGTTCCATGAATACCGATCGCAACACGCATGAACATATATTGAGGAGTCTCGACAAGTTTACCTTCGACTCGTTGGAGATAACTCTTTTCCAAAGTCTTGAGGCCAAAGTATCCAAAATCAAAGTCTCGATCTGCTTCGATAGCACCCTTCACTTGTTGAGCAACTTCGACAACCTGATCTGTCACAACCCCAGCCTTTTGAAGTTTCCGCATGGCAAGGTGGAAATTGTTAGGACAAACTTTTTGAATGTTGCTTGCCACGATACGTGTCGCGAGAGTTTCATAATCAGGATCGGATGTGATCATACCGATGCAAATCTCTGCAGAAAGTGTATCGATTTCCTGGGTCGTGATGTTGTCATACAGGGATGAGAAAACCTGTTGTGCAACCTTGGTGGAGTCACACTTTTCAGAGAGTCCATACGTTAAATTCTTGATCCTATTGGTGACGTTGTCAAATTTCATATCCTCAATACGACCTGAGCGTTTAATGACCCTCATATATCTAAAGTTCTAATTTTATTTTTAACTTACTTCTTGCACTCAAGATCCTTGCTCCTCACCGGAACGGTCCCGAAAGTCTCGAACTTACGGTTAGGTTGGAGAAGGTAAGTGTTTACAAAGAAAGGTCCCTCCTCACCAGCCTTGGATACGGGAGCATAAGAACCAACGAAGCAGGCTGGGGGTTTGCATGGAATTTCTTCAACATTGCTCGGCTTGTTGGCATATACCTCATCGAAACTAGCCATGTTCAACATTTTTACTATTTACACACAATTTTTTTCGGAGGATATATTAAATGTGTGACAATCTCCACCTTGATTCTCTCCAGCAGTGTGAAACTCCACTGAACACTTTGTTTTTTTCCGACTTCAATAAGAATCTTCTCCAGCGTGGTGTTCGTCAGACTTTTAAGAATCGAAGTGGTATCGCCATAGATTACCAAAACCCCGATGACCTGTACAGTATCATGCGTGTAGTCTTCATCAATAATTCAGGTGATCATTTCACGAATGTGAATGAACAAGTCAAGGGTATGAATGCTAAAGTGATCGACACCGCGGTGTCTCAGATTCAAACGGGTGTATCTCAATACATCGCGTACGCGAATGACATTGATTCGACTCGGACACTCATGGATCAACCCATCAATACCAGTACCGTCGGCAAAAAGATTGACTACAATGATAAAATCGGAATCAATTAAAGATTGAATTCTATGGTAGTATAAGTAATGAGTTTGAACTACTATAAATACGAAACTGAAAAAGTTTGTAAATCCAAGGGTTGGGATCGGGCTGCAGTGGATACAGTGTGGCTTCTCCTGACTGAAGAGTTTGGAGAGTTAGCATCTGCCATCCGACAGTACAAAAAGACTTTCAAAAAGATGAACCTCAAGAAGGAAAGGGGTACAGATGTCATGATGGAAATGGGTGATGTGTTCAGTTACCTCTTTCAGTTGGCACATATGTTAAATGTTGACTTAGACAAGATGTGGGAGGAACATCGGTACAAAATGCACGACAAAAAATATAATCTGAAGTAGTATTAACAACGATGAGTGAACATATGCTCGACGACGAGTATGCCATCGATGATGTCAATCCATTTGTCCAACACGATTTCTCTCTTCCAGGTGGCGTTCGACAGACGAGTGATTTTGATGATTTCCAGGAAGTCGTTCCTGATGTATTCCCTTTTATTGGTGAGAAGAGTGTTTTTTGTGAGACAAATGCATGTGAGGATGAAAGGGAACCCTGCATCATTTTAAAGGGAGTTCATCCTCGCCGTAACATCGACACTGGTTTTACTTGCAAAGAGAAGAAAAAGGTTAAGGTTGGAGTTTCCAAGAAACAGCGGTTATCTTACATTGGACTATTCTTTATCATCTTCATGGTCATGCTAGCTGTAATACACATAAGATATTGAAGAAATGTGTGAGACGTGAAGCATTCGTACACTCCTGAATAACTTCGGGTAGAGTTTTCTTGCAAAACTTCTTAATAAACTCCATCTGCCAAGCACTCTCCATGTTTATACGGGGTGGTTGGAATGTTGGATCAAGAATTTTGACAGCATGGGCAATGCGAACATATGTACGATCATCTTGCTCGCACAAGAGCACGTTTTCGAGTGCAAGTTCTGCGAGTCGTTGTTGAACTTCGAGTGTTCTTGATACCATCGTATCCAGAAATTTGTCATATCGAATATCCAACTCTTCGCTCTGAATATGCATCCAATCCCCCAAGGGTTCTGCGTTGATGTAGTCCGTGAAGGTTCTATATCCCTTTTCATATTGGATTTCTATGTACGCGAGATCGGACTCAACATCGTGTACAGCCTTGGCAGATTTTAAAAATGAGGTCATCTACTTAAAGATGGAGCATTCTCTTTAAACACCTAAGTCAACCACCCATATTGTAAAAAAGTATGTATTCATCAATCGCAAATAACAGCTTTTCGTATCTCCTCACTCTTGAGGAGATGCGAAAGAACCTCCCGGAAGAGATTCGTCCTTCATGGGTGAAGATTACGACGATCACAATGGTTTCTAGCTTTATTCAGGAGATTGATATTAAAAAACTTCGAGAAACATTTGAACAAGTTGGATCTTATCGCCTCAAACGCAGTGGAACTACGACAGATGGTTTCGAGTGGAAGCTGAAGCCGACGACATTCTACAATCAAGTGACACTCACCTACCATGATACCTATAGCACAAAGTCTGTGAAGGTGTTTCCGAATGGTTCAATTCAGGTTGCTGGATGTTGTGATCTATTTGATTGCAAACGCATCATCACACAACTCATTTACATCTTCAAAAGGTTTTTGGACCTTGACATCAATGTGTCTTCAGATGCTTTCCGTGTCGTCATGATCAACTCCAACTTCAGTCTCAATTACAACATCAACCTCATGAAAGTGGCTGACTGGTTCGAAGAATACAATGACATCTTCAAAGTTTCTTTCGAACCAGACAGATATTCAGCAGTCAAGATTAAGTTCAAGCCGGCGGAAGACATGAAGGAGATTACTTGTAGTATCTTCAGCACAGGTAAAATTATCATTACGGGAGCTGAGACTTTGAAGGAGATTGCCTTCGCCTACAACATCATCAACCAGCACATCAATGAGAACCCGAGCATCCGAGTGTCGAGGACGAGTGAGACGGATGTCTTTGACATCTTTTTAGGATACAGGTGTGAGCCCTTAATTGAAAAACTCAGAGAAAAGGGTTTTGAATCTTGGATGCAGACGATCACCAATAGACAAATTAATTTCTGATGTAATATTAACAAAATGTCTCAGCGACTTGGTATGGCCGATGGTCGGTGTTTCACCATAAACTCTTCCGCCCAGCTTTTCAACAACTATGTGATGAAGCAGAATGGCATCACTTTCGAGGATAACTACTCGTACCGCAAGCTTCTTCAGACCCAGGGTCCATCTCTCCTTACCAAGGTACAGGAGGAGCAGGGGAAGGGGAACTGCAAAACATGTGATAAGCCCCTACTCAAGATTCCGGATATCTACTAGAGGTGAGCGAAATCGTGAAAAATACTTTGAACCTGTATTCTAGAATGTCGACATGTGCCATATGTCTCAATGAAGTCAAATCGACGAGGACAAATCCTCCGATTCGATGTGGACATATGTTTCATTCCCACTGTCTAGAACAATGGAAAGATCAAGGTAAGAATACATGCCCCACCTGTAGAAAAGTTTTTGATGCTTCTCAATTCAAGATTGTCGTCACGATTCAAAACAATTACACAGCGACGGCAAACTCTGTGTCCTTGAACGAAGATTCGATATTCGACGTACTAGATCTCTTCGACATTACCTTTGATGTCGAAAACCAACCTGACCTAGACAGTATTCTTGCGGACCTTGGGGTGAGTCTTACCGACTTTGATCCCTCGGTTCTTGACGCAGAATGAGCTGCAGTACCTCTCATAGTTTAGACCTGGATAGTTCCTAGAAGCCCTACGAGGATCCTTGATGGCGTTACCTTTTGCATCAGTCAGAAGTGGACCAGTCGCCCACCCACGCTTGTGACTGAACACATTCGCCTTGAAGACGATACGCTTGCCAACCCTAAATGGACCAGCCCTTTTCACCCTAGATTCAGGGACTTTAAAGAATTTAGCCACAGACGCCATTGTGTCCCCAGGTTTGATTTT